TCTACAACAAGGCGCTGGAAAACCACCAAAAAGGCGAAATCGAAGACTGGGAGTTTGACTCGATTATTAACTATCTGGACGGTGCGCCCACCATTAACACCGTAGAAATCGTGTACTGCAAGGACTGCAAACACAAGGTGCGAACCGACGCAAACGGTATTGTCGTCTGCTCTGAGGAGCACGGCATGTATTGCCCAACCGAGAATGATTTTTGCAGATACGGAGAACAGAAGGAGGATTCACCATGCGAATCATAACACGGACATTACGGCTGAAACACCGGGATGAGCGGTTTATGCTGTGCGATGCCTGCAACACGTCCTTTGCGGCGAATCTCCGCGAGGCGGCGCGGGTACATGCGGACGATACGTTCGAGGACGGAATCGTTTACGATTATACGTTCCGCTGCCCTGTCTGCGGCGTGAACGTCTATCTGCCGAATGAGCGGGCTGCGGTTTGAGTCCATGGCGACGCGGACGAAGGAGTATCTGCGCAATAAAAAATTCATGCGATCCAAATACGGGATCGATATACAGGAGGTTTGAGCATGGCAGAAGAAAAAAACGAGCAGTGCATGCTGCCGAAGAGCGCAAGATCCTGCATGATGGCAGCACTGGGCGATGAATTTTGCGAGGGCTGCGGCTGGAACGCGGCTGAGCAGGCCCGAAGGAAGACCCTGCCGCTTGAGCAGGGAGAGGATGGCAAGTATGGCAAGCACATAGGCGTGCGGCCGGACTGCCGGCAAACACAGCAATCAGCCGGGGATACATAATTTTTGTGGGCTTATGCCGCCGGCGCTTTGCCATGAGACGACGGCGGAAGGACAACCCTGGCATTTGCATAGTCTTCCCGTCTGCGGAACCCTCAAGCCCGCAGGCGGGAAAGACAAAACGTTTTGGAGCGCATCGTAAAACGCTACCCCACTCCCGGGCTTTACGCACCCGGGGGCATGGTTGAACCTCCTTCAAAAGCTGCCCGACGCAGACAAGGGTGGCTCGCCCGCGCAGGATCGGACTTGGGGCAGCACGGGTGCAGGCGGTGCGAGGCCGTCCACTGCCGGGGGCCGGGATACCGGCCCCTGACCAAAGAAAGGACGAGAACCATGGAAACACTGGTACAAAAGACATGCAGCCTATGCGGGAAAACGTTCCTGCGGTCGATCGGAAAAGTCAACGAAAATAAAAGCGGGCGCTTTTACTGCAGCCGCTCCTGCGCGTCGATCGCACAGCACATAGAGCGGCGCGCCAGAATGGCTGCGATGAACACGCCGCCGGAGCCACCGAAGCCGGAGGAGCCGCGCCGCCTGCCGCACACGATGGTGCAGATCCGTATCATATGCAAAGTACCGGTCGACCCGGAATACCAGCCGACCGTCGGATCAGAGCATGAGGCGGAACGATACACGGGCATGGGTAAGATCAAGCGTGCAGGATATGTGATCCAGTCCGGCGGAAAACGGATCAATATCCGCTGGAACGAATGCATCGAAATTTGAAAGGAGCAACAACATGGCAGAAATCATGGGCGCGTTTGCGCACGACCTAGACAATTTTGTCGCATACTACGAAAAACAGCAATGGGATACCAGCTTCCGCGGCGAGCAATACCAGCCGCGCATCGTCATGGAGCAGTCCACGCCGCCGCTCTTCGAAGTGGGGGCGGACGGCGCAAAGACGCTGGTGCCTAATCCGACAATTCAGATTATTGGTCGACCGGAGACTGAGGTTGTTACGACCGGCAAACTGCAGATCAGCAAAAAGGATTTCACAAATCTGACCAACCGCGCCGCTGCGCTGCTGGAACTGTTCCTGCACGGGTTTATGCAGGAGCGAAAGGAAATGGAGGCGGCGCAGGAATGATTTTGCTGGAATGCACAGTCGCGCTGCGTGACGGCGATCGGAAAAAGCTTCAGGAGCAGCTTGCGGCGGAGGTCGGGCAGCCAGTCGTTCTTTTGCCGAACGGCGTATCGTGGGCGAAAGAGCGGAATATCCTGTTCCTCTGCGACAGAAAGGCTTGCGAGAAATGCAGCTATCCACAGTGCAGGCATACGCCGGAGCTAGAGCACGCCAGAAATTTTGCACCAGCAGGATTTACGAAGCGCACGGACGGCGTGTGGGTAGAGCAGGAGGGCGTAACGATGGAAGTGAAGATCGACCAGGACAAACTTGAAAAGAGGCTGGTTGAAGCAATGAGGGAGGCGATGGGACTTGAAACAGAAAAACGCAGTCCGCATGGTCTGGCGCTGGGATGATATTTTTCGGGTCTACCGATGTCCGGTCTGCGGAAGGCCGGAAAAACCGCATATCGAGGTCTGGAAGAGTGGAGACGTGAAGCGCGTCCTACCGCGCAGCTGCCAATACTGCCAAGCGACACTGGAAAGAGTGGAAGGAGAAGAAAATGATCATTGAGATTTTGGAGCTTGCTGCTGCGCTGGAGTGGATCGCGCTGGGCGTGCTGGTGTTTTTTAAGATGCGAAGCCTGAAAAGCAGGATAGACGCGTTGCTTGACGAAATGTGGCCGAAATCTCCGGCTACACTGCGAGACGAGACACCAATCGGACCGGGTCCAGATCCGGCCGGAAAAAAAGGCCCGTGGCCAATCTGCCCGGAATGTTGGGCTGTGGGCTGCTGCCGCTGGGACGAAAAGACAGATACGTGTACGTGTACGGCGTGCGGGTACACAGAAGAAGGGACTGCCAGTTGAACGCATGGCCGGAATTTCCGGCCACGCTTTGAGCGGGCAGAAAAGGAGAAAATCGACATGAACATTGCGTACAACATGGATTGTATGGAGTATATGCGGACGCTGCCGGATAAAGCATTTGATTTGGCAGTGGTGGACCCTCCATACAGAGACGCTGCCGAGAACGCGCCAACGAAGGATATGAGAAGGAATGGATCGCTCGCCTGCTTTGGAGATAAGCCGAGTGAGGAATACTTTGCGCAGCTGAAAAGAGTGAGCAAAGAGCAAATTGTGTGGGGAGCAAATAACTTCGGATTGCCCGCGTACAAAGGGTTTATTGTGTGGGAAAAACTAACAATCTCCGAGAACTTTACGATGTCGCAGGCGGAAATTGCGGCGATATCAGAAGGGCTTGGGACGACGAGCAAAATTTTCAAGGCTGCGCCGCAAGGGACAAAGGACGATAAGCGCATCCACCCAACACAAAAGCCCATTGCGCTTTATGCGTGGATATTCGCCCGGTATGCAAAGCCGGGAGATAAGATCCTTGACACGCATCTCGGGAGCGGGAGCAGCCGGATCGCAGCATATGACGCAGGACTGGATTTTGTGGGGTGTGAGATCGACAAGGATTACTTTGCGGCACAAGAGGAGCGCTTCGCTGCGCATACGGCGCAGCTGTCTATGTTTGTATAAAGAGAGGGCGGAACCATGGCAAAGAGATGCAAGCGGCGCATATTCGCCGGGCATGTATGCAAGCAGATCGTGTATACCGTCGCGGACGGCACGGAGATCAAGGCCAGCAAGCCGCGCCGGCCGCGCTTTCAGACGGCGGCGGAGCGCGAGGAATTTAACAGCAAAGTCTCAGCAAGCCGCCTGGAAACGCTGGTCAATGCCAACTTCGGCCAAACGTCATATTACTCCACGCTGACCCTTGACGCAGACCATGAGGTGCATACCGCCGATGAGATGCGCAAACTCCGGGACAGGTATTACCGCCGCCTTACATATAATTACCCTGATGCAAAGATCGTGATGGTCTACGGCCGGGGCAAGTCAACCAACAGATTCCACCTGCACATGATCACGGACGGCATTCCGCCGGAGGCGATCGGCAGGTTGTGGGGATATGGCAGCGTGATCGACTGCAAGCCGCTGCGCAGGCATAATTTTTATCTGGATAGAAACGGAAACAAGGTCGACCACGGGCAGGACTACACGGCGCTGGCCAACTATCTGCACGGCCACTGGCGCAAGGAGTTCGGCGGCCACCGCTGGAAAGCGAGCCGCAACTGCGTCAGGCCGGAGCCGGAGCCTGCGACCGAAGCTGTGCGCGAGTACAGCCCCAAGCACCCGCCGGTCGCCCCGCGCGGCTATATCCTCGTCGAGGCCCGTACCACGCAGTACGGCTTACAGATATATAAATATGTAAGAGATCCAAAAGAAGAACGCAAGCGGACCGGGAGCCGCCTTATTTAAGCCTTGTAAATGTGTAGCGTTTCGAGGCGAAGAAGGAAGGAGTTGAACAGATGTCGAAGCCGAGATATTGGTGGTACTGGAACGTCTGCCGAACCATCGGCGAATACCCGAAGCTGGACAGACGGGTTCGGGACATGAGCCAGCAAAAGATCACGCCGGGGTATTCTTCACAGCCGGGCGGGCATTCCTCAGGGCGTGCCGTCGAGGATATCGCCGTGCGCGTTTTATCTTCGCGGGAGTACGAGGACTATGCAGCCGTACAGGCAGCGATCAATACCGCACAGACATGGAGGGACGGAGCCGATGTGCTGGAGGTCGTGCGCCTGCACGCATGGATCTGGCCGAGGGAAAGCCTGGAATCTGCCGCGCGCCGGGTACATGTCAGCCAGTCGACAGCCAAGCGCATGTACAGCCGATTTGTATACGAAGCGGCGCGGGAGCTTGGCTATCGCAAGAATTGAGCCAACAGGGCCAAAAAAATGTGCTACAGTGATAGCGTGAAGAATTGGAGGGAACAGGATGCAGCCATGGGCCGCACGCTTTTACGCGTCCGGGCGCTGGAAGAAATGCCGAGCCGGGTATATCAAGTTCCGCCGGACCATCGACGGCGGGCTCTGCGAAGAGTGCAGGGACAAGCCGGGCTACATCGTCCATCACAAGCGGGCGCTCACGCCGGACAACATCACCGACCCGGATATCAGCCTGTCCTACTCCAACCTCGAGTTCGTCTGTAAGGACTGCCACGATCAGTTTGACGGGCACGGAGTCGCAAAATCTCTGACGCAAAAAATTTTCTTCGACGCCGCCGGAGACCCGATCCCCCCCGTCGCGCGAGGCCGGGGCGCCGGCTAGATCACCGCACGCCCTACCTCGGAAGAATACGCGGGCCACTCACGAGGCCCCCCTACGAAAGCGCGGCGATAAGTAATCCACGCGCACGCGCGGAAGGATGGCAAAAATCACGCGGAAAGGAGCTGTTTTTTGTGGCGAATCAGACGGAAAAAACGAAAGAACAGCGCATCCGCGCCGAGAAAGCCAGACTCCGGCGGATCTACAAGCTCCTGCCGAAGGAAGCGGCCGGGACCGTCGCCGGGCTCATCGATCAGGCGGCCTTCATGCGCGTCGAGTGCGAGGACATGGCCGAGGACCTGCGGGAAAACGGCTGGACCGAGCCATTCCGCCAGTCGGAGCGGCTCGACCCCTATGACCGCGCCCGTCCCATCGGCCAGGCGTACAACTCTACCAACGCGAACTACCAGAAGATCATCAAGCAGCTCACGGCGCTCCTGCCGAAGCCGGACACCGCGCCGAAGCAGGAGGACGACGGCTTCGGCAGCTTCGTCCGGGAGCGTGACGAGGTATGAAGCTCACGCGCTACCCGGAAACCTACAACCCCATCCTCGAATACTGGCAAGCCATCCAGGACGGCCGCGAGGTCGTCAGCCTGAAAGTCCAGAAGACATACCGGCACGTCGTGGAGCAGCTGGAAAACACAGATTCCGAGTTTTACTACTCGCCGCGCCGGGCCAACCACGTCCTCGAATTTTTTGAGAACTACTGCCACCACTCCAAGGGCAAGGCCGGCGGCCAGCTCGTCAAGCTGGAGCTCTGGGAAAAGGCACTGCTGGCGACCGTCTTTGGTTTTATCGACATCGAGGGCAACCGACAATACAGAGAAGCGATCCTGATTGTCGGCAAGAAGAACGGCAAGTCGCTGCTGGCCTCCGGCGTCGGCCTGTACCTGCAGATGGCGGACGGGGAAGCGGGCCCGGAGGTCTACGCCGTGGCAACCAAGCGAGACCAGGCGAAGATCATCTGGCAGGAAGCAAAGCGGATGGTCAAGAAGTCCCCGGCGCTGTGCAAACGGACGCGCTGCTTGGTCGGCGAGATAGACAGCGACTACAACGACGGCGTTTTCAAGCCGCTGGCCTCTGACAGCGACACCTTAGACGGCCTAAACATCCACGGGGCCATGATGGACGAGCTGCACCAGTGGAAAAACGGGCGCGCCCTGTACGACATTACCGCCGACGGCGTCACGGCACGCGAGCAGCCGCTGATCTTTATCACCTCCACCGCGGGCACCATCCGCGAGGATATCTACGACGAGAAGTACGAAGAAGCCGAGCGCATCATCAACGGCTACGAAGATCCGGACGGGTACCACGACCCGCGCCGGATCGCGTTTATTTACGAGCTCGACAAACGCAGCGAGTGGACGGACCCGGACTGCTGGAAAAAGGCAAATCCGGGCCTCGGGACGATCAAGTCCTACACGGCCCTCAAAGAGCGGGTCGAGCGAGCGGAGAAAAACCCGGCTCTCGTCCGAAACCTCGTCTGCAAGGATTTCAACATCCGCGAAACGTCCTCCGAAGCCTGGCTCAATTTTGAGCAGCTGGACAACCGCGACACCTTCCAGCTCGACAAGGACAACCGCCGCCTGATCTGGCAGCACCACATGGCGGACGGCAAGACGCAGGAGCGCGTGCTTTCCTACCCGCGATACGGCATCGGCGGCGCGGACCTCTCCAAGACCACTGACCTGACGGCGGCAAAGGTGCTGTTTCAGGTGCCGGAGCTGCCGGAGATCCTGTTTGTGCTGCAGATGTACTGGCTGCCGCAGGAGCTTTTGGAAAAGCGCGTGACCGAGGACAAAATACCCTACGACAAGTGGAACGAGCGCGGGCTGCTCCGCCTGTCCGAGGGAAACAAGATCCGCTATGAGGATGTAAAAACATGGTTTATCGAGGTGCAGGAAGACCTCGATATTTTTATCCCCTTTATCGGGTATGATGCGTGGTCGGCGTCTTACTGGACGGACAGCATGGCGGACTACTTTGGAGCAGAGGCCATGATCCCCGTGCATCAGGGCGTGAAAACGCTTTCCGAGCCGATGAAGCGCTGCGGGAACGATCTGGAATCCAAGCGGATCGTCTACAACAACAACCCGATTGATAAGTGGTGCATGGCAAACACCGCCTACGACGAGGACAAAAACGGCAATATTCAGCCGCACAAAACGAGCAAATCCACGCGCCGCATCGACGGCACGGCGGCCTTGCTCGACGCCTACACGATCTACGATCAGAAGCAGGCGGAATACACCAGTATGCTCTAGGAGTGACAACATGGGATTTTTGAAAAACATCCTGACGAATATCACGACCACCAAACGCGTCTCAACCGTCCAGATGGTGCAGGAGCGCGGGAATGGCTTTTACAGCTACAACGGAAAAATGTATCAGTCCGACATTGTCCGCGCCTGCATCCGGCCAAAGATCAAGGCCATCGGCAAGCTGACGGCCAAGCACATCCGGGAGACCATCACCGCCCAGACGCGGAAGATCGCCGTCAACCCGGAGCCGTATATCCGGTTCCTGCTCGAGGAACCAAACCAGTACATGACAGGCCAGCTGCTGCAGGAGAAGTTGGCCGCACAGCTGGTGCTCAACAACAACGCCTTCGCGGTGATCCTGCGGGACGAAAACGGCCTGCCGAACGCCATCTTTCCGGTCGCGGCCATGCAGGCAGATGCTGTCTATGACGCTGGCGGGAATCTGTACCTGAAATTTTACATGCAAAACGGAAACGTCCTGACGTTTGCCTATGACGATATCATCCACCTGCGCGGGGATTTTTACGAGAACGACATCTTCGGCGATCCAATTGCCCCGGCTATCGTGCCACTCATGGAGATCGTCACCACGACGGATCAGGGCATCGTCAAGGCCATCCGCAACAGCGCAGTCATCCGGTGGCTCTTGATGTTCGCCGCGTCCATGCGTCCGGAAGACGTCAAGCAGCGGGCGAAGGACTTTGCGGACAGCTTCCTGAACGTGACTAACGGCACGGGCGTCGCGGCCGTCGACGCAAAGGCCGAGGCCAAGCAGATCGACCCCAAGGATTACGTCCCGAACGCCGCCCAGATGGACAAAACCACGCAGCGCATCTACGCTCTGTTTAATACCAACCCGCATATCGTCACGTCGATCGCGACAGAGGACGAACAGAGCGCGTATTTTGACGCCGAGATCGAGCCGGTTTTGAAGCAGCTCAGCGGTGAGTACACCCGCAAGCTATTCTCCCGGCGCGAGCGCGGCTGCGGGAATCGCATCGTATTTGAGGCGTCTGCGTGGGATTTCGCGTCGACCTCGACAAAGCTGAATCTCTTGCAGCTGGTCGACCGAGGCGCGCTGACGCCGAACGAATGGCGCCGCGCCTTTAACCTCGCGCCGGTCGACGGCGGCGATAAGCCCATCCGCAGACTTGACACGCAGCCAGTCGACCGGAATACCACGCAGAAAGGAGATGAAACCGCATGAAGATCAGCATTCGCGGGCCAATCGTGTCCAGCAACCAGCACCGCTTTTACCAGTGGTACGGTATGGAGGCGACAAGCCCAAAATCCGTAGCCGACGCGCTTGCCAAGGGAAACGGCGAGCGGGCCGAAGTGGAGATCAATTCCGGCGGCGGCGAGATATTCGCCGCGAGCGAGATTTACACCGCCCTGCGAAATTACGCCGGCGGCGTCCACATCCGCATTGTAGGCCTAGCAGCCTCGGCCGCGTCCATCATCGCAATGGCAGGCGAATCAGAAATGACGCCTACCGGCATGATGATGATCCACAACGTCCAAACAGAGGCCAGCGGCGATTACCGCCAGATGGAGCAAACCGCAGGAGTCCTGCGCGACGCCAATCACGCCATCACATCGGCCTATATCGCTAAGACCGGAAAGTCCGAGCAGGAGATCGCCGCCATGATGGACGCCGAGACGTGGGTCACGGCGGAGCGGGCCGTAGAACTCGGCCTCATCGACCGCGTCATGCAGTTGGGCTCTGGCCAGAAACCGCTGGCAGCGGATTTTTATTCTGGCATGCTCAGCGAGGACGCGCTCCGGCGCGCAGAAAATCTCATAAAAAATCAGGCCGCAGCGCCTGACTTTTTTAAGCCCGAACGGGCGCAGGCAGAAGCAAAATTAAAATTTTTGAAACTCAAAGGAGAACTGAAATGACGAAGGAAATTTACAACATCCAGCGCCAGAAGCTCATGGACGACGCCCAGAAGCTGCTGGACGAAAGCAAGACCGCAGAGGCGCAGGCCAAGATGAAGGAAGTCGAGGCCCTCGACGCCAAGTTTGAGGAGGAAGCCAAGATCCAGGCGAACCTCAACGCACTTGCGGGTCAGAAGGTCGCGGCTCCGGCTGCGGCGGCACAGTCCGTCGACCTGTCCGGCACGGCAAAGACTCCGGACGTGCTCGACCGGTACGACACCGACGAGTACAAGCGGGCCTTCATGAACTACGTCCTGACCGGCAAGAAGATCCCGGCAGAGCTGACCAACGTGGACGCCAACACAAAGACCTCTGACGTCGGCGCAGCAATCCCGACCACCACGCTGCAGAAGATCTACGAGAAGATCGAAGCGACCGGCATGATCCTGCCGCGCGTGACGCACACGTCCTACAAGGGCGGCGTGACCGTCCCGACCAGCTCCGCAAAGCCGACGGCATCGTGGGTCGCGGAAGGCGCAGGCTCCGACAAGCAGAAGAAGGCACTCGGCTCCATCACCTTTGCCTACCACAAACTGCGCTGCGCGATCTCCATGTCGCTCGAGGTCTCCATTGTGACCTACCCGATGTTTGAGTCGCAGTTTGTCGCCAACGTGGCCGAGGCCATGGTCAAGGCTGAGGAGCAGGCAATCATCAGCGGCTCCGGCTCCGGCCAGCCGAAGGGCATCACCAAGGAGACCGCCGTGACCGGCCAGAACATCGACATTGCCGCAGCGACGACCGCGCTGACCTACAAGGACATCACCGCAGCCGAGGCCGCGGTGCCGCAGGCATATGACGCGGGCGCGGTCTGGTGCATGACGAAGAAAACGTTCTTCGAGCAGATCGTTGGCATGGTCGACAGCAACGGACAGCCCGTCGCCCGCACCAACTACGGCACGAACGGAAAGCCGGTTTATTCGCTCTTTGGCCGCGAAGTCGTCCTCGTCGGCGATTATCTGCCGTCCTTTGCCGCAAGCGTGACCGCAGACACGATTTTTGCCTTTATCTTCGATTTCAAGGACTACCTCTGGAACGAAAATCTGGGCATGACCTTCCGCAAGTACACCGACAACGCGACCGACGACGAGGTGACCGTCGCGCTGGCACTTGTCGACGGAAAGTGTGTCGACAAGAACAGCCTCGTAACGCTGACCAAGAAGAAGGCCTGACGGCGCGAGGCCAACAGGGAGGGATAACCAATGGCTTTGATCAACGTTGCAAAAACCGCCCTGCGGCTGACCACAAACGCCCTTGACGACGAGCTCGCAGACGAGATTGACGCCTGCCTCCTGCGCCTGCACCTTGCGGGCGCGGAGGGAGCGGACGAAGATCCGCTGGTCAAGGACGCCGTCCGCGCATACGTCCGCTGGCAGCATGATTTCTGCGGGCGCGGAGAGGAATGGAAGACCTGCTTTGCAGATATCCGCGACGCTATGGGGCTGTCCGACGATTACAGGGCAGTCCAAGCCAGCGGCGGAGCAGGAGGTGCTTGCTGTGATCTTTGACACACAGATCACACTGCGCCTGCTCTCCTACCCCATCGTAAAAGGCCAGACGACGGAAAGACTCGAACGCGAAACCGCCGTCTGGGCTGCCCGCAAGTCCGTAAACCGCGCCGAGTATTATCAGGCCGCGCAAGCCGGCAAGCGCACGGACGCAATTTTCCGCATGCACAGCGCGGAATACGGCGGCGAGCAGCAACTCGTCTGCGGCTCTGACGTCTTTGACGTCATCCGCAGCTATGGCGCGGAGACAGAAGAAGTCGAGCTGACATGCAAACGGAGGGACGGCGCATGATGATCTATGAGGCACTGGCAGACCTGGGCGTCCCGGTCTGCCACCCGCCCTATAAGGGCGCGGAGGCAACCTACATCACCTATCAGCTGCTCGGCCAGTCCGGACAGATCTACGCCGAGGGCGGAGAGGCCGAGACCGGCGTGCAGTACGCCGTTTCCATCTTTGCCGAGGGCTTTGCCGCCGACCTGCTCCAGCGCACGAAAGCCGCGCTGGAGGCCGCAGGCTACATTGCTACCGTCGACATGGAGACCTACGACAAGGAGACGGGCCGCACGCAGATCGCACTCATCGCCGAGACGGAGGGCGCGGAGTATGGCTAAGATCTCGTTTTCCGGAACGGATGAGCTCATGGCGACGCTCCAAAAGGCCAACGCATTTGACGACGAAACGCAGCAGGAGCTTTTATACGCCGCCGGGGATATCATCGTCGAGGAACTGCAAAATGCCGTCCGGGCGAGCGGGTTCCGCACGGAAGCCTACGCCTCCAGCGTGAAATACCGCAAAACCATCAAGCAGGACAAAAACGGAGACCCGTACATCTCCATCACCGCAGTCGGCAAAAACGAGCACGGAACGCGCAGGGCGACCGTGCTTTTTGTTTTGAATTACGGCCGCGCGAAGGAGTACGGGCAGATCGCAGGAACTTATTTTTGGACAAAGGGCGTCAGGAACGCGCAGAAGCGCGTAAACGCGGAGCTCGAAAAGATCCTTACACAAAAGCTGAAAGAAAGGGGCCTATTGTAAATGCCTAGTTTTGACTTACGCGGCATCCGGGCGGGAAAGTATAAAAACACGTCCGGCACCGTGACCTACACAGAGCCGACCGACGTCGGCGACGCCATGAGCGCGCAGCTGGAACTCAAGTTCGCCGAGGGCCGCCTGTACGCGGAATCCAAGCTTGCCGAGTATATCAAGCTTGCCACCGGCGGCACGATCTCGCTGGCTGTCAAGTACATAAAAAAGGCCGCACAGGCCATGCTCTACGGCTGCACATCCGATACGAGCAAGGAAAATCTGAAATTCTCGGCAAAAGACATCGCAAACTATGTCGGCGTCGGATTTTACGCGCCGGACAAGATCGACGGCGTGACCAAATACACCTGCGTCTGGGTGCCGAAAGCGCTGTTCGGCCCGCCCTCGCTGGCCTACCAGACCAAGGGCGAGAACATCCAGTTCAACACGCCGACCACGACCGGCGAGTTCCTCGCAGACGATTCGACCGACGAGCTGCTGCTCGAGACCGAGACCGTCGACACCGCGGCGGAGGCCGTTGCCTGGATCAAGGGAAAGTTGGGTGAGACCTGATGGAGACGACCAAGCTCGAAACCGTAGACTATGAATTTGAAGGCCGGGTGTACCGGCTGACCTGCAACATGAACGCCATCGCATACGTGCAGGACGAATACGATGGAAATCTCGTGCAGGCGCTGGATCGGGTCCGTGGGATCAAAAGTACGCTGGCGTTTCTCGCCGGCATGCTGACGGACGCAGCGGATTCACAGGGGATAACCGATGAAAACGGACTGCCGCTAGTATTTACGCGGAAGCAGCTGGGGCGAAAGCTCACGCTCACGCAGACTGTAGAGGCCGGAAAGCTGATCTATCCGCTGGTCCGGGCCGAAATATTGAAGAACGCGGGGGCCGAAACGAAACCGCAGGAAGACGAAAAAAACTGACACAGCCGGGGGAACCGAAGCCGAACGGCTTTGATTTCCCCGGCTATCTTGCCATCTGGCTCTTCCGGCTGCATCTGCCGGAGCGGGATTTCTGGAAAACCATGTCCCCGCGCCGCATAACGCTCCTGCTTGACGCACTGGAGCCGCCCAAAAAGCCGGAAGAGCCGCAGAGCCTGTCCGCCTACATCAACGGAGGCACATAATATGCCAAACATCAACACAAGATTTACGCTTTCGGGCGAAAAAGAATACAAACAGGCCATCTCCGAGATCGGCAGCGGCATGAAGGTGCTGGACTCGGAAATGCGCAAGGTATCCTCTGCCTACGCGCAGAACGCGGACAGCGTAGAGGCCCTAAACGCCAAGAATGACGTCTTAGAGCGCAAGATTTCCACGCAGGCGGAGAAGATCGAGTATCTCAAGGCTGCGCTCCAGCAGTCGGCCGAGAAATACGGCGAGGCCGACAAGCGCACAATGCAGTGGCAGGCCAGCCTCAACAACGCCGAGGCCGAGCTGAACAACCTCAACAACCAGTTTGACGAGAACAAGCAGAAGATCGCCGACTCCGGCAAGGAGATGGGCAACCTCGGAGACGTGGTGAACGGCCTGACGTCCAAGCTCGGCATCCAGCTGCCGGACGGCATGAAGTCATCCATGAACGCCATGGGGAGCCTTGACGCGTCGTCTCTGGCGCTTGCAGGTACATTCGCCGCCGTCGCGGCGGCGATCGTAAAAGTCGAAAAGGCCATGATCTCCATGACGAAGGAGTCCGCCGCCTTTGCCGACAACATCATCACGCTCTCCATGCAGACCGGCCAGACGACTGACCAGCTGCAGGAGTTTTCCTACGCAACCGAGCTGATCGACGTCTCCGTCGATACCCTGCAGGGCAGCCTCCGCAAGCTGACCAACAACATGCAGGACACGATGAACGGCACGGGCAATGCGCAGGCATCGTTTGAAGCACTGGGGATCTCTGTCACCAACGCCGACGGCAGCATGCGCAGCGCGAATGACGTTTTTTATGAGACGATTGACGCTCTCGGGAAAGTAAAAAACGAAACAGAGCGGGACGCCATGTCCATGGACATTTTCGGCCGCTCCGCGCAGGATCTGAATCCGCTGATTATTCAGGGGTCGGACACCCTCAAGGCCTACGCAGACGAGGCGCACAACGTCGGCTATGTACTGGATGAAGAAGCGCTTTCCGCGCTCGGCGCGGTCGACGACGCCTATCAGCGCCTGCAGAAGACACAGGAGGGCGTGAAAAACCAGCTGGCCGCCGAGTTCGCGCCGTACCTCGAGGAATTTTACGGCGACGCGACGCAGGGCGTGAAGGATCTCGGGAAGGCAATCAAGGATTCAGGAATCGTCGACGCCTTCGGAATGCTGCTTGAGACGGTCGGCGACATCCTCAATCCTATGTCCGATCTGTCCGGCAACCGCGTCCCGGCGCTGACCAATGCCCTGCGGCCGCTGGCGGAGGTCATGGCGCTGATCGCAGACACGGCGGACTTTTTTGCGGGCCTGTTTACGTTGGATTTTAAGAAAATGGGCAATGCCCTAGGCTTTGGATATGCAAGCGGAAACGGCAACAAGTACCAGACACTGCAGGACAGCTACGCGGCAAAATCGTGGGGCAGCAGCGCGTCCGACCTCTCCAAGGCGTACGAGGACGCCATTGCCCGCGGCGACTCGTCCACCATCGGCATCACGGAGGACGAATGGGTCCGACGCTATATGGGCGGCAACGCCGCCGGCACGGACAACTGGTCCGGCGGCTGGACGCGGGTGAACGAGAACGGCCTTGAGCGGATCTATCTACCCTCCGGCTCGCGCATCCAGACGGCCAGCGAGACCCGCTACACGGGCGGCGGCGACATCTACATTGACAAAGTCATCATCCCGGCATCCGATATCCGGGAGCTGAACGATATCGTGACGATCTTTACCAACGAGCGAATCACGCAGCGAATGGGGGCGAAGTAAGTGCCAACCGCAACAATATACGCAAATAAATCCGCATACTTGCCCTATGCGTACCCAAATACAAACGATCACAGCAGCGCGACAATCATTCCATCCGACGTAAATAGAGACAAATTTCTCGTAGGATTTTCCGGGGCTCCAAATAGTATACGCTTTAAGCGGATCGACAAGTGTACGCTTTTTTTGCATGGCGTGGGGGACCAGCAGGGCTATAGCGGGAGTAAGGATTCCTGGTGGCATAGATTCCTTGCATATGAGCTCGGAGAGACGTTTGACGCGGAGACTGTTACATACAATACTGCGCCATCGGAGGGGACATATAGAGGGAAATGGCACCCTGAGGGGACGAGTACAGCAGCGGCAACAGGGAGCATATGGCACTCTGGAGCGAATGCCTCAAAAGGCGGATTGAGCAACTGGTATAGATACGGCCTATCAGTGCGGATGATCAAATCGATCGACACCGCATATGGCTCGTACAAGCCTTATATGATCGTGTCATACCTGGACGACAACGTGACTGTAACGCCGACTGGCATGTCCCCGGCAAGCGGATATGTGCCGAAGGGCGGCGCGAACGTATTCTCCTGGGGACTCTCGGTATCCGGCGAGTGCCTGGAAGAGGTAAAAGCAACATCCACAACTTTCCGCTGGCGCGCCGGCAGCTCCGGAACGATCAATACCATCGCCTGCGGAACCGCGCAGAAAGTGACCGTCCCGGCCGGGACATTTACGACGGACGATATCCAGTGGTCGGTGTCCGTGACGCTGAACACCGGGGAGACTGTCACAAGCGACTGGATCACGCTGTCGACGGCGGAGGCTGCGTCGACGGCGAAACCGGTGTCTCCTGTCGGCATTGTCATCGACGCCACCATCGTCAACCGCTTTAGCTGGCAGCATATCATCTCCACAGGCACGCCGCAGAGCAAGGCTGATCTGCAATGGTCCGCCGACGGCGCGACGTGGAACACCCTCGCGACCGTTACCGGCGCGGATCAGTATTACGACGTACCCGCGAACAACTTTGCGAGCGGGACAAAATACTGGCGCGTGCGCACATACAACACCGACAACACGGCCTCGGCGTGGAGCGACGCGGCGGAATTTATCGCCATCAACGCGCCGTCCGCACCGTCCATCGTCATCCAGTCCACCGGCCCGCGCCCGCGCATCACCTGGCAGACGTCGGAGCAGGAGGCCTATCAGCTGACGCTCTCCAACGGCTACGCATCCGGCACAGTCTACGGCACCAAAAAGGTGTGGCGCTCGCCCGTCTATCTGGCCGACGGCAGCTACACCGTCCGTGTCCGCGTCCAAAACCAATACGGCATGTGGTCCGAGTGGAGCGCCGCTGCCCTGCCCGTCTCCCATACCGAGGGCGAAGCGATCACCCTGACCGTCTCTGCCGGGCGCGAGGCGGCGCTCAGCTGGCAAACGGCTGGGAGCTATGACTTTTACCTGATCGAGCGGGACGGCGCCGCCATCGCACGCACAGGCACCAAGGAATACACCGACAAACGAAGCATCGGCTCCGTCACCTACCGCGTCCGCGGCTGCTACGATGACAGCGATAACTACGGCGTGTCCAATTCGGACACCGTAGAGATCCTGCCGGAGACCAACACGATCTGCGACCTCTCGACCGGCGTCTGGCTCGACATGCGCCTGTCCGAGACGCAGCTGCGCACCAACCGCGTCAGCTTCGCAGCCGGCGTCAGCACGATCCACCTGGCCGGGCTTGCCTACCCCGTGGAGGAGCGCAGCGAGCAGCGCGACCGGTCACTCGCTGTCGCATGCGCATGGCCGCACAGCCAGCGCGCCAGTGCGCTCGCGCTCGAGGCCCTTGTCGGGCGGCTTGTCTGCCTGAAAGATCATTACGGCAACATGGCGATTGGCACGCTTCCGTCGCTGGAGAGCAACAGCGATGAGTTTATGCGGCGGTACTCCTTTACCGTCGCCCATACCAATCAGGAGGAGGCGATCACCCTTGACCCGTGACGTCCGATACCGCGTCGACGTCCTGCGCAACGGCGCGCCCATCACGCAGCTCCAGTGGGCCGACGGAGACGCGCCGCAGATCATCGCCAGCCGAGACGCGACGATCCACACGAGCTTTAAGGGCACATTCCGCCCGAACCCGGACATCGACTATCTATCTGATGAGCTCCAGCCTGTCGCGATCATAGACGGGCTGGAGACACCGCTCGGCGTCTACCAGACGGCGACGCCGAGCACAAAGGGCAGCGCCGGTCAGCGGCGAGTAGAGATCGAAGCATACGACCGCTGCTGGCGCGTCTATAGTAACCGTACCGAGACCATCCTGCACCTTGCGGCAGGCTCGTCGTACCTCACGGAGATTCGAAAACTCCTGACGGCCTGCGGCATTGCGCTTGTCATTGCAACGCCGACCGACGCAACCTTGCAGACCGACCGTGAGGACTGGGACATCGGCACCAGCTACCTGACAATCGTCAACGACCTGCTCGATGAGATCAACTATAACAGCCTGTGGTTTGACGCTTCCGGCGTCGCCCGGCTTGAGCCGTATCAGGAGCCGAGCGCGCAGAACATCGACTGGGCATACGGCACGACGGATCTCTTTCTACCGGCCCAGCATCCGGGGCCGAGCTTTTCGGACGAAGAGGACATCTTTGACGCTCCGAACGTCTTTATCTGCGTCTGCTCAAACCCGGATATGGAGCAGCCAATGGTTGCGACAGCAGTCAACGACAATCCGCAGTCGCGCAAATCCACCTTCCGCCGCAACATGCGCATTGCATCCCTCGTCAAGGTCGACAACATCGCCTCGCAGGACGAGCTGCAGGCCTACGCCGACCGCATGCGCAACGAATCGCTGCTGTCCGCCCGAACAATCACGTTTTACACGCTCAACGACCCCGGACACGGCATCGGCGACGTCGTTGCACTCACGCATGACGATATCGGCGGCATTTATCTCGAGACCGGCTGGCAGATGCAGTTGTCGGCCGGAAGCCTTATGACACACTCTGCAAAAAGGACGGTGATCGCATAATGGAGGGCGTAGACAGCCTGTACACCGAAACCCCGGAGGAACCGACCGGCGAGGAGCAGCAGCCTTTTCAGCTCGCGACCGTCGCGAGCGTGGAGGAAGACGGCCTGACCCTGACGCTGGACGGCGCAGAAGAGCCGACCGAGAAGCACTACAAATGCAACACAGCCGTACAATTTTCCGCCGGGCAGCGCGTGGCCGTGCTGGAGCTGTCCGGCAGTAAAGTCGTAATGTTTGCCGTAGGAAATCCGGGCGCGGACGCTGCATCCGGCATCCCGCCAGGCGGAAGCGCCGGGCAGGTGCTGATAAAAGCGTCCGCCGAAGATTACTCGCTAAAGTGGGGCAGCATCTCTGGCTTGCTGCCGACCGGCGGTACAGATGGACAGGTGCTGTTGAAAGACGGCGCGACAGATTACGCCGTAAAGTGGGGCAGTCTGACGGGAGCGCTCCCGACCGGAGGAACAGCCGGGCAAATCCTCAAAAAATCATCCGCCACGGACTACGCGTGCAGCTGGGGCAGCATCGACGGCACTCTGCCGACCGGCGGCACCGACGGCCAGGTTCTGCTCAAAAACGGCTCGACCAACTACGCCGTAAAATGGGGCAGCATTACTGGCATGCTGCCGAAGGGAGGGTCGACCGGGCAAATCCTCAAAAAATCATCCGCCGCGGACTATGCATGCACGTGGGGCGACGTCGACGGCACGCTTCCGAGCGGCGGCACCGACGGCCAGGTGCTCCTGAAAAACGGATCGACGGCCTACGCCGCGAAGTGGGGCACGGTATCTGCCGCAGAACTCAAGAGCGGGTACAATTCCCTGGAACTGAAAACAAAAACCCTGACGCCGTCATCGACGGGCTTTGAGATCGGCACGTACAATGCGCCGGTAACGGTCCGGGCAGCAAGCGTCGTTTTGTACTACAACAACTACAACTACTGCACGCTGACTTGCACCAGCGCGAAAAAACTGGCCGTGAACGGCACGGCGATCGGCTAAGGAGGATCCGCATGAAACTGTATGATATTGCACTCGCAGCAAAGCCCATGCAAAAGCTCATCGAGCAGGATTTGCCGCTCCGGCAGGCGTATGAGCTGGCGATCCTCGCCACAAAGCTCAATCCGACGCTCGAATTTTACGGCAACCAGCTCATGAGCGGGCGGCCGCAGGCGGAGCTGAACAGCCTTGACGCAGATCTGCCGGAGCTGACGCGGATCGAGCTGCCGCTTGATCTGGATATCAAGCTTTCTGCGGGCGACGTCAAATGCCTGGAGCCGTTTGTGATCTTTAAGGGGGCGAACGACGTATGACCATCATCCATTGCGCCCGCGCGTGTGCGCATCTGGCGTCGCCGCCGGAGCTGCTGACGGCGGGCATGGCCAAGGCCGTGACCGTTGAGTTCGTGTTTTCTGACGATTGGGACAGGCTGACGAAGACAGCCGTCTTCTCGGCCGGCAGAACTACCGTGGATGTGCTGGAAAGCGCGTGGGACGGCAACAAGGTTATGGTGCCGCATGAAATTCTGGCAGACGCGGGGCCGATCGCACGCGTCGGCGTCTACGGCGCAAACGCGGACGGGCTGATATTGCCGACAGTGTGGGTAACGCTCGGCAAAGTCATGCCGGCGGCAGAACCGTCCGGAGATCCGGGGGCAGACCCAACGCTGCCGATCTGGGCGCAGCTGCAAAACCAGATCGGCGATCTGAAAGACCTCAAGACCTACAGCAAGGACAACCTCGTCGCCGCCATCAACGAGGCCCGCAACTCCGGCGGCACCGGCGGAGGCTACACCATCGGCGACGGTCTCAAGCTCGACGCGGCCACCAATACCCTGTCCGTCGACACGGCGGAGGCCGTGGAGAAGGACAACACCAAGCCCGTAACCAGCGCCGCCGTCTATACGGAGGTCGGGAACATCAACGCCCTGCTGGCGACAATCTAAAGGAGTGATTTTATGAGCACGCAAACCGAAATTACCAGATTGCAGACCGCGCGGAACAAGCTGCGCACATGGCTCGTCGGCCTTGGCCTCGCCGCGAGCACAGACAAGCTCGACGCGCTGGCCGACAAGGCATCGGCCATTAAAAACAACGGCGCGATCGACGCGCAGGTCAAGGAGGGCGAGAGCTACACCGTCCCGAAGGGCTATCACAACGGCTCCGGCACGGTCAAGGGC